ACTGGAGTTCAGACGTGTGCTCTTCCGATCTACATGGCTATTCTTTGCATGTTATATGGGCAGTCCGGCACAGGCAAGAGTACGAGCCTGCGAAACTTCCAGAAAGAAGACGTTTCCATCATCAATGTGAGTGGCAAGCCGATGCCATTCCGGCGGAAGTTGCCTATAGTCAGCACGGACAACTATAAGCAGATTATCGGCGGACTGCCGACAATCAAAACGCCGAGCATTGTGATTGACGACGCAACATACCTCATGGTAAACGCCTTCATGCGCAATGCCAAGGTACAGGGCTACCAGAAATATACCGACATGGCCTATGACTTTAATAGCCTTATTGATGCGGCACAAAAACTGCCGGATGACAAGATTGTGTATTTCATCGGACACAGCAATCAGGCAGACGACGGCAGAGAGCAGTTCAAGACCATAGGGAAGATGCTCGATAACTATGTAACGCTTGAGGGCAAGTTTACCATCGTGCTGAAAACAGTCGTAAAAGATGGACAGTATTATTTTTCCACCCAGAACAACGGCATGGATACTGTAAAAAGTCCGATGGGGATGTTTGAGGAAGAACTGATCCCGAATGACTTGAAGGCGGTTGATGATGTGATTAGAGAGTATTACAGCCTGACAAAGGAGAACAATGAGGCCGATTGAATGGGGGTATTTCGACACACGGGAGCGCAACGAGCGCCTTGACGGAAAATTCGATTATTCCTCCGAAGAGTGGCAGAAGGCAAGGCAGGCACGCCTTGCAATCGACAATTATGAATGTGCAGAATGCGGGTGCAGTAAAAATTTACATGTACATCATCTCCACGGGACTAAATACAACAATCCGCAAACAGATTTAATCACTTTATGCCAATCCTGTCACGAACAATATCACAAATATTGGGATGCGCATTTAAAGCTATGGCGGGAATTTGAAGAATGGAAACGTCAAGTCAATCAAGCAAAATGGGCTAAAAAGCACAATAACGAGGTGGCGCTTGCAAAACAATTTGTAAAAAAGCACATGCACGAAGATTTGTCATATGGAGGAAATGCAAATCTTTGCAAATGGGAAACACTATACCAAATTTGTGAAGCTGATGGCTTAAAAATACCCGTCTCGAGAATCCAAGAAATAGTTCTTGATTTGCGATATTTAGAAATTTTTAAATATTTGCTGTCTGGCTACAGCGTTAACGACATTCATAAAATCACAAATTTGCCACTTAAAAACATTAAAAAAGCAAAAGAGCATTATGACGGTTTTAAACCATATCCAAAATATGAAAGCGAGGAATTTTATATGAAACGGCTCGACATGACCAACGTAAAAGAAGCAGGCGACTTTACCAGACCGGAAGCCGGTGCATACATCTGCATCATCACCAAGGTGGAAGATGTTTCCGCCAAGGAATATCTCAAAGTCACATACGACATCGCACAGGGCGAGTTCAAGGGCTACTACAGCGAGATGCGCCGGAATCATTCTGACTGGCTCTGGGCGGGTGCATACACCAAATCATACAAGCCGACTGCACAGCCGATGTTCAAGCGTTTCTGCTCCGCTGTTTCCAAGAGCAACGGCAACTATGTTTTTGACGCCGGTGTTGTCAACTCCGACGAAAAGACACTTGTCGGCAAACTGGTCGGACTGGTCTTTCAGGAAGAGGAATATTACGGCAATGACGGCAATCTCAAGACCCGCCTGATTGTCAGCAAGGAATTCCCGATTGATCAGATTGATAAGCAGAAGACTCCGAAGGTCAAGGAAGTTGAAGGCAAGCACGACGCAGAAAACAGGGCGGCGGCTGACGGCTTCGCAAATGTGAGTGACGACGCACCGGAAGAACTGCCTTTTGATTTCGGGTGAGGTGACACATGACCATTCTGGAAGACACAAGGCAGAAGCCAGGGAAACACGACATTAAAGCGGAATCCTTCCAGAGTGCAGGCGTGGGCGTGTGCAGGTGCAAGTTGCCATTCGGTGATTATGCACCTGTGCCGCCGGTATCCATTGACACCAAGCGGAATATTGACGAGATCGCTGGAAATATTTGCGGAGTCGAACATGCGCGGTTTATCCGAGAATGCAAGGCGGCGAGAGACGCAGGATGCAAGCTGATTATATTAGTAGAAAACGAATATGGAATTGATGATATCTCAAAAGTCCATTTCTGGCAGAATCCAAGAAGTGTTTACTCTCCGAAATGCGTGCAGGGCGCGAGGCTCCAGAGAGCCATGGAAACCATTTCCGAGCGGTACGGCGTTGAATTCCGCTTTTGCAAGCCCGAAGAATCCGGCGGAATAATCATCGAGATATTAAAACAATATGGCAAATAAATATTTACAGGCGGCGATTAAATACGCCACACAATACGGATGGGCGGTCTTTCCAATCGACGCGCAGACAAAAAAGCCATTGACTCCGCACGGATGCAAGGATGCAAAAAAAGGTGTCGGGCCAATCACGGCATGGTGGAAGAAATGGCCTAATGCGGGCATAGGCGTCGCAACTGGATCTGCATCGAACATTGTCGTTATTGACGAGGATGTTGACCGCAACAAAGGCATCGACGGCATTTTTGAGATGCGTCAATGGGAAAAAGAGAATGGAGAGCTGCCAGAAACACCCAGAGCGATATCAGGGCGAGGCGGCGCACATCTTTACTACCATTACACCGGCACGGATATCAAGAACCGCGCGGGCATTCTGGATGGTGTGGACGTGCGAGGTGAGGGCGGATATATCATCGCTCCGCCTTCGCTCCATCCGAACGGTACAGAGTACCAATGGGAAGATGATCCGGAAGATACGCCTTTTGCAGAGGTTGATGATTCAGTCAGGAAGTTTTTAAGCATTGGAACGGAGCGCAAGGAACAGGGTGAGACGTTCGAAGTGCCGTCCTCTATTCCAATGGGGCAACGGAATGAAACATTGTTCAAACTGGCCTGCTCCATGCAGGCGCAGGGCTTTCCCGATGCGGCGATCATATCCGCATTAAATGAAGTTAATAACACCGCTTGTGTCGTGCCGGTGGATGATGACGAAATCGAGACGATTGCAGGAAGCGCGCTTCAATACGAAAAGGGGCGGCTGGCAGTTGTTGCAGATTTCGGACTTGAATGGCATGAGCCTAAACTTGCCATGACGATGGATAAGGACGGCAATCTGACAGAAAAGCCTGCACAGACCATTGCGAACGCCGAGGAAGCGATACAGTACGACAAGGAACTTTTTGGACGGCTCGCCTACAACGATATGACATACAGCCCTTATGTGTATGGAAATCTTCCATGGAGAACGGCGAGAGGGTGGAGAGAATGGGATAACGTTGATGACTCGCAACTGCGCAGTTATATCGAGCATAAATACCATCTCAAAAGTCCCGAGAAGGTCATGGATGCGCTCCAGAACGTCACAAGCAAGCGGGTTATCAATCCAATCAAGTCGTTTCTGGAAGAGGCACATGCGCAATGGGATGGAAACAAGCACATCGAAAATCTACTGCCCGCCATGATGGGAGCGAAAAAGAATCCATACACAATTGAGGTGATGAGGCTGTTTTTACTCGGTGCAATTGCCCGAATCTATCAGCCAGGTTGTAAATATGATTATGTTCCGATTCTGATCGGAGCGCAGGGCATCGGCAAATCAACATTTCTCAGGATGCTTGCGGTCGATGAAAAATTCTTTTCCGACTCTCTCGGCGCTCTGGAAGGCGACAAGGCAAAGGAGTCGCTTCGAGGTGCGTGGATTGTCGAATTATCCGAATTGCTTGCCATGAAGCGGACAAAGGATGTAGAAGCTACAAAGTCATTCATCACATCGCGCGAGGACATTTACAGAGCACCGTATCAGCGCAGGACGGAGCGCAGGCCGAGGCGGTGTGTGTTCGCCGGAACAACGAACAGCGCAGACTTCCTCACGGATCGCACCGGCAACCGCCGCTTCCTTCCGATTGAATGCGGGACACATCCGCCGAGTATCGACATATTCAAGGACGCGCTGGCGGCAAAATCCGAAATCATCCAGGCGTGGGGTGAGGCCATGGACACATACATGCGAGAAGGCAAGAACATCAAATTGGTGCTGCCGAAAGCATTACAGCCGGAAGCCATGAAAGCGCAGGAGGCATATCTGGAAGAAGATCCATGGGTCGGAATCATCCAGGAGTGGCTTGACAATACGGAGCACGAGCGCATTTGCGTCATGATGCTGTGGCGCGAGGCTTTGGGACATCTGTATGACGAGCCGAAAAAATCGGATATAAACGCACTGCATTCCATGATGAAAAAGGATATTTCCGGATGGGTGGCAACAGGAAAACAGCGTATCGGCAACTATGGAGTGCAACGGTGTTACTCCAAAATTGTAGAACAATATTTCAATATTGACGAAATACCGTTCGATGATGAAACAAATTAACGTGCGCTGTTGCCGTAAAATGGGAATTTGTTGCCGAACGAATGTTCTACGGCAACACCGAGACCCTTATAAATACTGGCTTGTTGCCGTGTTGCCGTTGTTGCCGTTGTTTCTATAAAAACATAAAAAAAATAAATAATAAATAAAAAAGTAATATATAGGAAAACAGGGTCAACAGTGGCAACACGGCAACACATGAGGAATGGTGAATGAGTCAACAAATACAGAAAGATTATTATTCGATCATCGGTGAAATCTGGAAGACATTTCGAAAATACATCGGAACAGTTTCGGAAATCACATCCGCAACAGATGAGAAATGGAAAGCGATATGCGATGACTTCGACCGCATCGAAGCCAGTGCGCCGGAGCACATGAAAAGATATGCGGGGGAAATGGTGCTCCTGCACGTGGATGAACTCGAGAGGAGGTGGCGGAAATAGCAATATATCATGATTTTTTAGGCTATGCATATCACAGACGGTTTGTGGTTGTAACGGATATGCATGATGGTGATTTAATTACTGACGGAATCTATGAGGATTATCATACCGCTGTCGGGCATGTCATGGCGTATATTTGGGAATTTTCGGATTCTTACAAGAACGACGGAGATAAATTCGAAATTGGCCTGCCTGATTACAGGGACAACGGCGAATATATCACAATCAAATTTCAGTCACACAACTGGGAAAAACCGTGCGAAGAAACATGCATGATTCTGTATTGCGATGACAGGATGCCGAAACAAGATAGAAAGAAGGAAAGCACAACATGACAGGCAACGAATATCAACGACTTGCAAGCCGGACAATCAATGCGGAATTGACAACATACGATAAGAGACAGCACGCATTGTTCGGTATGGCATCAGAAATCGGTGAACTGCTCGGACTGTATCAGAAAAGCTATCAGGGGCATGAACTAATTGAGGAGCACGAGCAAAAGGAAATCGGAGATATCCTCTGGATGGTTGCGGAGTACTGCACTACTCAGGGGTGGGAACTTGATGACATTATGGCACTCAATATCGAGAAGCTGAAAGCACGCTATCCGGAAGGATTTGATACGGAACATAGTCTGCACAGGAAGGAGGGGGATGTATGACCCGCCTCGACGACAACATCGACCACGGAGACTATCACCTCGAGGACTGCCTCGATTCCACGATTGAGAAATATGCGGACGGGACAGTGTATTGTCCGATAACGTGGTCAGGTGGGAACTGCGAGGAGTGCATGGAGATATTTGAGAGGAGGATGGAGAGAGAAGAGTGAGACTGGCAGAAGCATTTAGGCGGAATCTGAAATGCCTGATAGCCGAGCATGACGTCAACGTCAAGGAAATGACCGAGGCGTTGCATATATCCAGAACGAATATCTATCGCTATATCAACGAGGATACAGTTCCGTCTCTGGACATTGCATGGCTTATTGCAGAATATTTCGGGGTAACGATTGATGAGTTATGCGAAGGCGCAGACAGGTGCGACAGAAGGAGAAAAGCCAAATGAGCCGTTACATCGTCACACCCATCCTCAGCCCTCGCAACATCCCATATTACATCGTCACCGACACAGCGACCGGCAAGGGAGTAGAGGGATACGGATGCGATACATGGGCACAGCATAGGGCTGATGAGTTGAACAGGAAGGAAAAGAAGGGAGACGAATGTCAAGACTTGACCAACAAATAACACTTGCAGACGTTGACCCTCACTATCAGGCGTTTGTTGACAAGTTCAAGCCAAAGAAAACCACCGACGACTGCTACACGCCGGAGAATATCTACAATGTGGTTTTGAATTGGGTAGTGAAGGAATACGGAATAGACCCGAATAATATCGTGAGACCATTCTGGCCGGGCGGTGATTATATGAGCGAGGATTATCCCGAAGGCTGTACCGTCGTAGACAATCCACCGTTTTCAATCATTGCGGAAATTGTGAACAACTACAACAGCGCAGGAATTAAATATTTTCTGTTTGCTCCGTATCTTACAAACTTCGGGGCAAGGGAAAGAGCATCGCATATTATCACAGACTCAAGCATCACTTACGAGAACGGCGCAGACGTCCCGACGGCCTTCCTGACAAATCTCGACACCTATCTATTGCGGTCTTGCCCTGATTTGGCAAAGCAGATAGAGGAAGCAAACAAAACAAACATCGCAAGAGTTCGGAAACAAGTCCCGAAATATAAATATCCTGATTATGTCATTACTGCGGCAGATTTGGGTTATTTGGCAAAATGGGGGATTGATTTCCGAGTGATGGCAAAGGATTGCTTTTTTATTCGGGCATTGGAATCGCAGAAGGCGCATGGCAAGGCGATTTTTGGCTCTGGTTTTTTACTTTCGGAATCAGCCGCCGCAGAGAAAGCCGCCGCAGAGAAAGCCGCCGCAGAGAAAGCCGCCGCAGAGAAAGCCGCCGCTAAAAGTTGGGAGTTGTCGGAATCGGAGCGCAGAATCATTCAGAGCCTCGGAGACATCCACAAATGCGAAAGAGGTACAGATGGACAGGAAACAGATTAAAACGCCACAGAGAGCCGTACATACAGCTAGAAAGCCTATCCCATGCGACTACATCCACTCACTGATCGTGCAGCCGGAGAACGCAGGGGACAAGTCGAGAGTGCTGTCGTGGCTGTTGAGGAAATGGGAGGAGGAAAGCAGTTTGTTTATCGCTCCCACGGAATATGAGGATGATTTGAAGTAGTCAACGATTTAGTCAACGGCGGTGCAGTCTATAGGGAGATGATCATTACTGCATGACTGTTAAATGTCCATTGAGACCCAAGAGGGCAAGAGGAAACAGCCGCCATGATGGAGAGGAAATGACAAAAGAAGAGACACAGAGAGCATGTATGCGGATTGGTGACAATATTGACAGATACCTCAAAAGGGCAGGAATGACGCAGAGAATGCTTGCGGCATATGCGGATATAACGGAGGTATCAATCAGCAGATATATCAGCGGAGAAAGAGCACCAAGAGCAACGGTTTTATACAAGATTTCAAAGGCGCTGAACTGCACAATGGAAGATTTAATGTATGGCGTGTTCGATTAAGCCGCCATGATGGAGGGATAGGATGAAAGACGTAAAACGCAAAATGGATTTAAAGACAGCGGAATGGCTCGTAGACAAGGTACAGAACGATCCGTCCGTTTTCCCGGTAGAATTCCAGGAGTGCCCGCTCTGCGGAGCGCAGTACATCGAGGAACTCGGACATGACTGTAACAATGTGATTGAACTCACATGGCACGAGTACGAGGAAGGCGAGACGGAGATTGGTGTTGCGGTAATGAAGGAGGGCGAGAAGGAATGACAGTAAATGACGTTGTTCAGTTCACAGAGAGCCACAAATGGTGCGGATGCTTTGGCGTGATCACCGAGGACAAAAGGGAAGGAGATGTAAGACGGTACATGATCGGCGTACCGATCCCGCAGCAGGGAACGGCATACATCTTCGATGACGGAAGCAATATCGAATACATCGGCAAGGCTGTTCTGGTGGAAAAGAGGGACGAGGAATGACAAACAGAGAAGCAGCCGAATGGTTTAAAGATAGAGCCAAAGTGATGCCAGAATCAGAAACAAAGGAAATGTTCCGTATGGCTATCTCCGCACTGGAAAAGCAGGAATGGCACAATGCAAGAAAAGATCCACCAAAAATATCAGATAATATGTGGGATACATATTATGTTTATACAAGATTCGACCGGTACGGAATCGCAAGGTATTATGATCATGGAAAATGGGACGGATATGATGAAGATGGAGACCAGATCGGAGAGTATGAAATTATTGCCTACCGCAATTTCAAACCCTACACGGAGGAAGAATCATGATTGTGTATTGTGATGCCGATGATTGCAAGTGGAATGAAGATGGGAAGTGCAAAGGGCCTGTGCAACCGGCAGGACACACAGCGCTGTACATCCGGCAGAATTGGCACGGATGGCAACAGTGTGATGACTTTAAGGATGAAACGGAGGAAGACAATGATTACCGGAAGCCGGTTAATTGATGCGGTCGGCATAGTTGCAATCGGATGGTGCATAGCGTTACTTCTGCTCCCGATAGCGCAGTGGATTGATTATAAGCGAGATTGCAAGAAACACGGCAAGAGACAAGCCGATGAAATCAGGAGAAGATGGCGGTGAAGGAAGGAGTGAGCAGGATGGACATTGGTGATGTTTGTGATTTTTGTGAAAACACGGATTGCATGAATTGCCCTTTGGGAAATCCTTGTCTGGGCTGCAAAGATTACGACAAGGAAAAGCAGGACTGCACATCGAACGGTGCATGTGGAGAGAGGAAGGAGTGAGAAAAATGAGTTCTAAAGCAGTAGTGATTGCCTGTCTCGTATCTACACTTGCAGGATTTGCGGTCGGATATTACACGGGCGGCGAGTATATCCGTTGCATTTTCATGAGGCTTAATCACAGATTGACAGACGAGGAAATCAGGAAATATCAGGAGAGGATTTACGGGAAGGAGTGAGCATGGACATTTTATCGTTAATCACAGCATTAATCCTCGGCGCGATTAAGGCGGCGTGCAGTGCGATGGGGAGGTGAGCAGTAAGAGTATGGAAACGAGAAAGAAATACAAAATCGTGCTTTCAGAAAAGTATGTCCGTAAGAGCAAGAACGGCAAAGAGTGGTTTCAGTTTCCGGTCAATATATCCGGTCAGTTGGTTGCAATTCAAACGATTATTCCGCTTGACCCCTACACCGAACCCGACACGGAGCAGGTCAGGAAAGAGGCGTATGAGCAAGGCCGCAAGGTTGGCATCAAAGACGGTATGTGCGAGGCATGGGAGACGGCAAAGAAGGTAACCTATGTATCAAAGTACGGCGGTTATGGAGATTGCTTGGATAAGGTGTTTGATCGTCATGACGGCGATGCGTGGGATGTATTTGATTATTCGCCCACTGAAGCCATTGAAAAGATTCGGCAGTATGAGAAGGAGCGGGAAGAGCAGATTACAAAGGGCGATATCGTCCTAATAAAGTCTACTCCCGAAGTTGAAATCCTTGTTACTTACGCGGATGAAGAGTATGTCAGCGGTATCGCACTAACAGAAGTGGATGGCAACTGTGAAATCGGAGACCAGTACACAAACATCCGGATAAGCAATGTCGAAAATACAGGCAGACATTACGACATCGTATCTGTCCTGCAAAAAATGCGCGAATCCTAATCAGTTACCAATGCCGTCGTAACATATAAATCAAATCACTACACAGAAAGGAGAAACTCCCTCACTGTATATTATCTAAGTGGATTTTTACGTGCATAACACCACTATTGTACCGTGGAACTATTAACAGTATGGAGCGCTTGGCGGCGGCGCTCCGGAAAGGAGAATTACTCTTGTTTGATTTTATCAGCTACAGCCGAGACTCCGGCTTTGAGATTAAAATACTTCCGCCTTAGATCGGAAGAGCGTCGTGT